CTACCTTGATTATGAAGAGTGGTAGAAATCCTGAGGATGTTTACCAAGAGATCAAAGACATGGGTGTCAAAGACATCAGCATGGAAGTGATGGGTTCTGATCTTGAAATGTATGATGAAGGTATTAGACTCTATGAAAAATTTGGTGAGGTTGCTACCATCAAAGTTCCTTGCACCAGAGAGGGTTTAATCGTCTGTAAGCGTCTTTCGGAGCAAGGTATTAAGGTAAACGTCACATTGATCTTCTGCGCCGCACAGGCGGTTCTGGCTGCTAAAGCGGGTGCCACATATGTTTCTCCTTTTGTAGGACGACTGGATGATCAATCAGTTGCAGGACTGGAAGTAGTTCGTTCTATTTCTGAACTGTATCGTATTCATGGAATCAGAACTCAGGTTCTGTCTGCTTCTATCCGTAGTGTGCAAAGAGCGATACGTTCATGGTATAATGGTGCTGAGATCTGCACGATGCCACCAAAGGTATTCGATCAAATGTACGATCACATCCTTACTGATAAAGGAATGGAAATTTTTGAAAACGATTGGGAGTCTGTTAAGAAATGAGCAATTTTGCAGTTTACACAAAGATTGGTTGCCCCTATTGCACTAAAGTAATTTCTGCTTTAGGACTTGCCGAACAACAATTTGTAGAGTATAAATTGGGCAGAGATTTTAATGGAGAAGAATTTTATCAAAAGTTTGGACAGGGATCCACTTTCCCTCGCGTTGTTCTAAATGATAAATTAATTGGTGGATGTCAAGAAACTGTCAAGTATCTAAGAGAAAACAATCTGGTTTAATGGATCAAGAAGTCTACGGAATCATAGAGCAATCGATTGATGATGCCTTTACGGCGTTTAGATTTCGGTTGAATCTCTATGATTACTTTAAAGTTATTAAGGCAACTAGAAAAGATGCTGATGACTTTATTAGTAGCAGCACTTCCAAAGAGATTAAAGATCTTGTTTTTGATTTAGAAGAATATCTAGAGGGAGGACAAGATAATGAGCATAAACAATTGCGTGAAGGTTATGGACATATCCCAAAACCACAGGCAAGAAAGATCAAACAATTTTTAGAAGGCATCCTTGCAGATGCTGAAAGATATAGTTATGATAGACGACCTGGACGGCGAAGAAAAGATTCTAAATAAACCAGATCCCCATCTTAATCGTGGGGTAGAGTTATTACTTAGAAATAGGAGAAGAGCAGAACCGCCCAAAACTTTCCAAATAAGATTTGGAAATATGGTTTCTCTCTTCAAGAGGGACATCGTTTTCCATTTTAATTTTTATTTGGATATTCGGAAAAGATAGACTCTCGGAGGACGGGAAAATGTTAGCAGTAACATTGACGATTGGAACATTGGTATCAGTAATGTTCTTTTTTGTTGGAGGTATGGTAGGATGGCTTGCAAAAGAACACGTCTACAATACCCAACCAGTATACACTCATCCCGAAATGTTTGATGAGAACGGAAATGTTCTACCTGATGAAATTTTAGCAGTAAGGTTTGAAAACGATTATGGCGACTACGACGAAGACGAAGAAGAAGGTTGAACTTCCACCCAATCCTTTTCTTCATGAAATCCTTGAACTTGCAAGTAAGCAACGTGCAAAGGCAAAGAAAATTGAAATCCTTCAGCAGTATGAAAACGATGCTCTGAAGACTATTTTTATCTGGAACTTTGATGAGACTGTGATTTCAGTTCTTCCTGTTGGAGAGGTTCCTTTCAATAAGAACGAAGTACCTGTTGGTACAGATCACACGTCTCTTCGTAGAGAGTATAAGCATCTCTATAACTTTGTGAAGGGTGGTAATGATGGACTCTCTGGACTTCGTAGAGAGACTATGTTCATTCAAATGCTTGAAGGGCTGCACCCTGAAGAGGCAGAAATTCTGTGTCTCTGTAAGGACAAAAGACTTGCAGACAAATACAAAATCACTTATGATGTTGTGAAGCAGGCATTTCCTGACATTCAATGGGGTGGACGCAGTTGAAGATTATCAAACAAGATTGTGATCCGAGTGTAGATAATACAACGGATCTTCCTAATAATTGTTATCTTGTCACATACAAAGAAGATGGTGTAGAGCACCATGATCTAGTCATGGATACAAAACAAGCAAGTATCTTTGATGCTTATTATGATAAGTACAAGAAAGACTTTGTTACCATGGTTCAATCAGAGGGTAGGGTTAGTCCTAAACTCTGGGGTAATCCTTCTCCAAAAGATAAGAAGAAAAAATCATGAGCGGATTTAAGGGGTTCACTAACGATCCACAAAAAGATGGAAACGTTCGCTTTGAAATTGATACAAGTGAAGTCACTAAACTTGTCAAGAAGTATAAAAAACTGAAGAAGTTTCAAAAATCAAATATCGCTGAAGTATCTAAACTCTCTAATATTAAAACGAAAGTTGATCGTCTTATTGAAGAATATGGTATCGACTCAGAAGCACTAGAATAATGGGCAAGCACTATCTTCTCAATCTTTATGGATGTGAGTTTGACTATCTTAATAATGAAACATATCTAAGAGAATTGTTGGAGATTGCTGCTGAAGCAAGTGGTGCAACTGTTATTCAAACTATCTCAAAAAAGTTTGAACCACATGGTGTAACTGCTGTTTGTCTTCTCTCTGAGAGTCATATTAGTATTCATTCTTGGCCTGAAAAAGGAGAAGCAGCAGTAGATATATTTACATGTGGTGACGCTGAACCTAAGGTGGGTTGCGATATTATCATTTATCAGTTAAAATCAGAGAACCATAACCTAAGTTACATTGAGCGTTGAGCAATAACTAAATATCCACATGATACTTTAATTATGACTTACAAACCTTACAGTCCTGAGTGGCATCGAAAAAGATATCTCAAAGAAGCAATCGACACTTACTTCGATGACTACGTGGACAATGAAATAATCTACAGTGATATCATGGATATCCTTGGTGCGAGGATGTCTGCTGCTGTGAATGAAGTCAATAAGGTTTTAGATCTAAAAGACAAACTCAAAACGAACTAACATGCTTTCTACCGCGTATCGACTTCGTTTGGAGTCCATCTGCCGTTGCATTGCCAACAAAGAACAAGTTCCCTTAGAGGATATGATTTGGGCAGAAAAACTTGCTAAGGCACACACCCTTGCAAGAGATTGGTTGAACCAAGCACGTCGTCAAGCCGCTCACGA